CTTATAACTGCGTGATTGACCAATTTGGTCGTATTGGCGCACGCAAGGGATACACACTTGTTAACGCCTCATCAGGCAATCTAGGCTCTAACAATGTGGGTGTAATCCATGAGTTAGTCCAAACTGATGGCACTTTGACTGTTCTGTTTGCGGGAAACAACAAGCTATTCAAACTTGGTACTTCTAACGCAGTGACTGAATTGACCTATGGTGGTGGCGGTTCTGCCCCTACTATTACCGCATCTAATTGGCAATGTGCATCTTTGAATGGCATAGCTTATTTCTTCCAAACTGGTCACGATCCACTCATCTTTGACCCCGCAGTAAGTACAACTACTTATCGCAGAGTGTCTGAGAAATCAGGTTATGTGGCTACTGTTCCTCAAGCAAACATTGCTATCTCAGCATTTGGTCGTTTGTGGGTGGCTAATACATCTACAGATAAGGTCACTATTACCTTCTCTGATCTAATCGCAGGTCATGTATGGTCAGGCGGTACTTCAGGCACTTTAGACGTTTCTAGGGTCTGGCCTAATGGTGCTGATGAGATTATGGGTCTAGCGGCTCACAATGACTTCTTTTTTATCTTTGGTAAACGGCAGATTCTTGTTTATTCTGGTGCTTCTACTCCCGCATCCTTGGTTCTTTCAGACACAGTAGGCTCTATTGGATGTATTGCTAGAGACACTATTCAGTCAATCGGTACTGATGTGATTTTCTTGTCAGACTCAGGTGTTCGTTCTCTGATGAGGACAATCCAAGAGAAGTCTGCACCCCTAAGAGACTTGTCCAAGAATGTGCGTTCTGACCTTATTTCATCTTTGGCAGTAGAGACTCTGGCTAATCTGAAGTCTGTTTACTCAGAGAAGAATGCCTTTTACTTGCTGACTCTTCCAGTAACAGGTCAAGTCTTCTGCTTTGATACAAAAATGCAATTGCAAGATGGTGCTTTTAGAGTAACCAAGTGGGACTCTATTACGCCTACAGCTTTGTACTCACTCAGGAATGGTGATCTGTACATTGGAAAACAAGGCTTTATTGGCAAGTATGGAAGTTTCTTAGATAACACTTCTACTTACCGATTGAGCTACTTCACCAACCATGCAGACCTTGGTAATGAGAATCAGATTTCTATTCTCAAACGAATCAAGGCCATCATCATTGGTGGGTCTAATCAGTTTGTGACGATCAAGTGGGGATTTGACTTTGCTGCCAACTATTTGTCAGGAAATGCTTTTATTCCTGAACAAGCAAACTATGAGTATGGTTTAGCTGAGTACGGAGTAGCAGAATACTCTGGTGGACTCTTGATTAAGACACTAGACGTAAACGCTTCTGGTGCGGGTAAAATTGTTCAAACAGGTTACGAAACCACTATCAACGGCACTCAACTGTCAATTCAGAAGATTGAAATTCAATCTAAGAACGGGAAAATATCATGAGTAACTACACAAAAAGTACCAACTTTGCGACTAAAGACAATCTCACGCCTGGTGATCCACTCAAGGTCGTTCGAGGTACAGAGATTGACACTGAGTTCAATAACATTGCTACTGCTGTTGCGACTAAGACAGACAACTCTGCTGCCGCAATTACTGGTGGTTCAATTACTGGTATCACAGACTTAGCGGTTGCTGATGGTGGCACAGGTGCTTCTACGGCTACTGCGGCTTTGAACAATCTATTGCCTAGCCAAACAAGTAACGCTAACAAGTATCTTCAAACTGATGGCACAAATGCCTCATGGGATGCGGTTACTCTCTCTACTGCTGACATTACAGGAACTCTTCCTGTTGCCAATGGTGGTACTGGTGTAACTACCTCTACTGGTACAGGCAATGTAGTGTTGTCAAACTCGCCAACATTGGTTACTCCCGCATTGGGAACTCCTGCTTCTGGTACTTTGACAAACGCTACAGGATTGCCAATATCTACTGGTGTGAGTGGTTTGGGTACTGGTGTAGCTACCTTCTTGGGTACTCCATCATCTGCTAATCTAGCCTCTGCCGTAACAGACGAAACAGGTTCTGGTGCTTTGGTGTTTGCCAATAGTCCTACCTTGGTTACTCCTGCCCTAGGCACTCCATCTGCTTTGGTTGGCACAAACATCACTGGTACTGCTTCTGGTTTAACAGCGGGTAACGTAACGACTAATGCTAACTTAACAGGTGCAGTCACTTCTGTTGGCAATGCAACCTCTTTAGGTTCATTCACTTCATCTCAATTAGCGGGTGCTTTGACAGATGAAACTGGTAGTGGTTCAGCAGTATTCGCTACCTCTCCTACCCTAGTAACACCTATCCTCGGAACACCTACTAGCGCAACCTTAACGAACGCTACAGGGCTTCCTATTGCTACAGGTGTATCAGGTCTAGGAACTGGCATTGCTACTGCTCTAGCGGTTAATACAGGCTCTGCTGGTGCGCCAGTATTGCTCAATGGTGCATTGGGTACACCCTCTAGCGGTACTGCAACCAACTTAACTGGTTTGCCTTTGACAACTGGTGTGACAGGAACACTACCTACTGCCAATGGCGGTACAAACCTTACATCATTCACATCAGGCGGTGTGGTTTACGCATCTAGTTCTAGTGCATTGGCTACTGGTTCTGCGCTTACTTACGATGGTTCAGTTTTAAGAAATCTTCAATCAAGCGGAACAAATGCTTGGTTTAGGGCAACTTCTGGAACTGTAGATACTTACTTTGGTGCGGCTACTTCTGGTCTTGGAACTGTGGGAGTTGTTGGTACATTTTCTGCCAATCATTTAACTTTTTATCAAAACTCAGCAGAAGGTATGCGCCTCACCTCAACAGGGTTGGGTATTGGTACTTCGTCACCATCAAACAAATTAGTTGTTAGCAATGCGGGTGCTAATGGACTTGAATTTGACCCAATTAATGGAAATATTGTTGCTTATAACCGCTCAACAAGTGCTTATACAGCCCTTTCTTTATTGGGTTTATCTTTTACTGTTCAAACAGGCGCAAGCCCAGCAGATAGATTAGTTGTTAACTCCTCAGGCAATGTAGGTATTGGTACTACAAGCCCGAGAACAGTATCAAACTATGTGAATTTGGCTTTGAACGGCACAAGCGGCTCGTTCATGGACTACTTTACAGGTGGAACGCGCACAGCAACGATTCAATCAACATCGGCTGAATTTTCTTTGCAATGCATTGCAAATGCGCCAATGACATTTTTAACCAACAGCACAGAACGAGCCAGAATATTCTCTACTGGTGGCTTCTCTATTGGAAATACAACAGACCCAGGTGCAGGTGCATTTAGTGCAAGGTCAGCAAGTGCTGCTCATGTATTTGATACAACATCAGGTACAGAAGTTATTACAATTTCAAAAGCAAATGGCAATAGAGCATATCTAGGAACTGTATCTAGTAGCGATTCTGGACTTCAAGTTAAAGACTCTGGTGGTGCTTTAACCCTAACAGTTGGAACTTCTGGAAAAACACTTACCTTACAAGGTGGAACTGTATCAACAGGCACAGGCATCACATTCCCCGCAACTCAATCAGCATCATCAAACGCTAATACTTTGGATGACTATGAAGAAGGGACTTGGACACCTGGATTAACTTGCGGCACAAGTGGAACAATTACTTTAACTTCACCAACTAATTCAATGAAATATACAAAAGTTGGTCAAGTTGTTACTTTAACTGGTTTATTAAATGTAAGTTCTGTCTCTTCACCTGTTGGTGATTTACGATTAACAGGAATTCCATTTACTATAAATGCGGCAAACGGTGGCACTTCTGGTGGCGTTGCGTATGTATACAGCGGACTAGCAACTAGCGCACACTCTAGTGTGCAATTATCTATAAATTCAGCAGATACACAACTGTACATTCGTGGCTATTTGAATGGCGCACAAGTAATTACATTTTCAAATAATATCCAAGCTGGAACTGGTATTCAAATGTTTGCTCAATACATTGTTAATTAAAGGAAAAATCATGTCTACATTCACAGAAACCACATACATCTCCGATTTCAACATTCAACCTAATGGTTGCATTGGTGTTCGCAAGACTACCGATGTTCTCAAGGATGATGTTGTCATTTCGTCAACTTACTGGCGTTGTGTCTTAGTACCCAATGACCCACAAGCATCAACAGTATTGGATGAGGCTTATTACTTGAGCATTGCCACATACGCTTGGACTCAGACATCTCCACAACCTTACAACCCTACTGAGGCTTGAACATGACTACTACTTGGAAAATTACCCAGACAGACTATCTCACAGCAGATGGTTTCATAAATTGTGCGCACTGGACTTGCACTGCGGTTGATGGAGACTATACGGCTTCTATCTACTCCACAGCATCTTGGCAAGCAGGAACACCCACAATCCCTTATGCCTCCGTTACTGAAGCTGAAGTATTGAATTGGGTATGGGAATCGGTTGATAAACAAGCCACTGAAGATGCTCTAGCGGCTAATATTGCTTTGCAGAAGAATCCTGTTACGGCTACTGGCACACCTTGGAGTGCAGCATGAATCTTAATTTAGACGCAAACGAAGTGCAATTTATCTTGAACGTGCTGGGTGAAATGCCCGCCAAATCAGGCGTGTGGCCTCTTATCGTAAAGATTAAAGAACAGGCTGAAGCGCAAGTTCCTAAAGAAGCGGAGTAAACAATCATGGCCGTAACCAGTCAACAAATTATAGATTTCTTGCTTGCTAATCCAGGCATGAGTGACGCTCAGATCGTTGCGGCTATGGAGCAATATGGAGTGTCTCCTGCTCAGATGGCTACGGCTGTTGGTTTACCAGAGGGGGAAGTAGTTTCTAGGGTGGCGGCAACAATCCCAGAAGGAATGTCCGTTACTCTTGGAGATACTCGCATTGCGCCTCAATATGAGGTTCGAGGCTCTGGAGAAGATCGGCAAGTTGTTGGTATTGAAAATATCACTGTAGAAAAGACTACGGGCGATATTAACTACAAACCCCCTGTTGGCGCTGAGTTTCAAAATTACTCTCCTACTGGTGAATTTATTGGAACTGGAAAAGTAACATCAAGCGGTGATCAATCTTTCTTTGGTGGCTTGGTAGACGCATTTAAAGACCCAGTAGTTTTAGCCGCTTTAGGCGGTGCGGCTGCGGGTGGATTGTTTGGTGGTGCGGGAGCGTTAGGTGGTGCAACAGCCGCTACTGGTGCTACGGCCTTAACAGCCGCAGAAGCTGCAGGGTTAGGTTTAACAGCCGCAGAAGCCGCTAGTTTGGGTTTGTCAGCGTCAGAGTTTGCGGCAGCGGGAGGTTTGGGTGCTGGTTTTACAGCAGCTGGTTTACCTTCTGGTGCTGGTACTTTCTTGGGAGAAGGTGTTTTATCAGGAGTGCCCGCATTTGATGCGGCTTTGGCTAACGCTACTGTTGGTGCAACTGGTTTGACAGCGGCTCAAATTGCCCAACTAAACACATCTGTTGGAGGTACTAGTGGTTTGTTAACTCCTGCTGGAGTAACTTCTACTGCGGCAGGAACTGCGGCATCGACACTTCCTGCGGCTACTAGTGCGGCTACTACTGCGGCTACGGCATTGACTCCTACGGCAACATCTGTACTAGCACCTGCGGTAGCTTCTACATTAACACCAACTGCTACAAACATAGCAACATCATTGATTCCAACGGCAGTCAATAGACTTTTGACTCCTACAAACATTGGCAATCTAGTTCAGACAGGCGCACAGACTGCGGCAGGTCTTCTCCAACAACAAACATCTCGTGAAGCGGCTCAACGTGCCCAACAGATGATTGATGCTGAAACTGCGGCTGCCAAACAATCTGCGGCATTCCGTCCTATTGGAATGACTACTCGGTTTGGTACTTCACAGTTTGCAGTCGATCCTGTAACAGGTCAGTTGACAAGCGCAGGGTACACACTAAGTCCTGAAGCTAAGAATGCTCAAGATCGCTTGGTTAAGTTGGCTGAGTCTGGTTTGCAACAAGCTGAAGGCGCACAACAAGCATTTGCTCCTCTACAAACAGGCGCACAAACTTTGTTTGGTTTGGGCAATCAATACTTAGCTCAGAATCCTCAAGATGTTGCACAAAACTATCTCAATCAGCAAATGCAATTATTGCAACCTGGTCGTGAGTTAGAGTTGGCTAATCTGCAAAACAGACTCCAACAACAAGGCCGTGGCGGTCTATCTGTTGCTCAAGGCGGTGCTTTGGGTGCTACTACTCCTGAACTACAGGCTTTGTTTAATGCTCGTGCGCAACAAGAAGCTCAATTGGCGGCTAATGCTCAACAAGCGGGTCAACAACAAGTTGCGTTTGGTGCGGGTCTATTGGGTACAGGTGCTCAGACTATGGGTCAGTACTATGGTGGTCAGCAAGCGGCTTATACGCCTTACACGACTGCTTTGGGACAAGTTCAAGGCTTAGAGCAAATGGCACAACAACCCTTTGGTATGAGTACTGCTCTTGCTCAACAAGCATCACAAGCGGGTGCTAATGTGGGGCGTTTAGGCTTATCTGGTGCTGAATTCAGTACTCGATTGGCTACTAGCCCTGCGGCAACAACTAATCCATATTCAACAGTATTAGGTGGCGTAGGTTCTTCTAACGCACTTGGTCAGTTTGTGGGTGGGTTATTTAGTGGTGTGCCAGCAACAACGGCTATGAGTGCGCCCGCAACCACATTTGGTACTGGTACTTATTATGGCAACCAAGACCTCGGTTTATATTTGTAAGGAATCATCATGGCAGAAAATATCGTAGCGGGTCTGTTTGGACTAACCCCTGAAATGTATGGTGAGCGTCAAAGAACAAGTGCTTTGCAAGAAGGTATTACCCTTGCTCAATTAGACCCTGCGGCTCGTGGTGCGGCAATGACCTATGCAGGTGCTAGAGGTCTTGGTAACGCTATTGGCGGTGCTTTTGGAATAGAAGACCCACAACTGAAGATGATTAGTGCTAGAAACACTATTGCCCAACAGATAGACCAAACTAGCCCCGAGTCGATCCTAAAAGGCGCTCAGATGTTGTCGCAGATGGGTGACCAACAAGGTGCTATGGCTTTGGCTCAGTATGCTCGTCAAGCAGAAAGCGATTTAGCTCAAACATTACAAAGACGGGCGGCTGCATCGGCTTCTACGGCACAAGCGGCTCGTGAGCGTCAACAATCAACTCCTAACGATATTCAAATTGCAAATGAAATTGCTACTTTGGAAGACGCATTATCACGAGTTGAAGAATTACCCGCAGACCCAGAGCGTACTCGTGCTAAGAATTTACTGACTACTCGTTTAGCAGAATTAAGACGATTGACTGCTAAAGGCGAAAAAGACAAGCCTATTGCATCTGGTACAGATAGAGATGCGTATTCACGAGAAATGTATGACAACAAAATATATGTTGATTTAACGCCAGTACAAAAGGCGGCAGTAAATAAACGTATTCAAGATGAAGAAGTTACAAAAGCAGAAAAAGGCGCTTCTAAAACCATTTTGCCTGGTCAGCCAGTGGCTCCAAAAGATTGGATGGACTTTACCCAGAAGGTTTTGAGTGGTGATCCAGTAATGCAACGCACTTCTACGATTCTTTCTGATGCGCCAAGTGCTATTGAAATTATTAGAAACTCAACAAGCAATGATTTTGCTGCGGCTTCTTTGCCAACTTCAATAGCATTGTTAACGGGTCAAGGCAAGAATATGTCAAATGCTGATGTCAACAGGTTTGCCCGTACTGGTGGACTTGATGATCGTTTGGCACAAGATGCTGTTAAATTCTTTACTGGTGGTACAACACAAGTTAAGAAAGACCAAGCAGAGAAGTTTGCTGTTGCTCTTTATCGTGGTGCTTTACTTGAGCGCAAGAAAAAACTAGAGTCGGCAGCAGAAGAGTTTGGTTATACCGAGTCACCAAATTATAAAGTTGCAGTAAGAAATATTGACAGCCAACTTGCTCAATTTAAACTTGTTAAAAAAGGTGAAAAAGCACCAACTGCAACAAAAACTGGTAATCCTTTAGTTGATAAGTGGCTTTCCACTGATGCGGAGAAATAATAATGGCAACTTATGAACAAGTAATAGAAGCATTGCGTAGGGCAGATGAGGCAGGTAATGCTGACGATGCTCGAAAACTTGCTCAAATGGCCTCTGAACTTCGCCCACAAGGTGCAGGTGGTGGTCGTGGCTTTCTTGGTGGCCCTACTGCTGAAGGCAAGGCTAGAGCCGCTACAGGTCTTGGTGAGCTATTGTACGAAAGTGTTAAAAAAGGTGTTACACAACCATTTGCTAGGGCTACGGCAGGTAGTGCTATGCAACAAGGCACATTTGCTGGCGCATTTCCTACTCAACCTGAGTTAGAGCCAATTACAACAGAGAGTGTTCAGCGTGGAATGGGTGTTGATACGTCAATTCGTCCCGCAACAACTACACAAAGATACTTGGCGGCAGGTGTAGAAGGCTTATCAGACCCAACAAACTTAATTGGTTTGCCAGTAACTACAGCAGGGCGATTGGCTCTTGGGGCTGGTTCAACAATGGCTGGTATTGGCGGTGAATTTGGTGGAGAAGTGGGCAAACAAGTAGGTGGAGTTACTGGTCAAGTTACAGGCGGTATTTTGTTTGCTCTACTATCAGGTGCGGGTGCTACAAAAGGTGTTGGTCTAATGGCAGAAGCCAAAAACAGAGTTAACCTTAAAGACTTTAATGTAGAAGACTTGGCTGGTGTAGAAGGAACTTCTCAGGCCCAAGATTTAATTAAACGAGCATTAGATGCTGATCCTAACTTAACAAAACGATTAGAAGACATTCGTAAAAAGATTGCCTTTGTTGGTGGTAAACCTGACATCTTGGCTGCTGGAGCTATTGACAATAAAGTTTTGGAAACAGGTTTAAAAGATTTAGTAACTAAAGACGCAAAAATTGCAAATGACTTAGAAATAATTTACAAAGATTTGCAGACTGCTGTTCGCACAAAGGCTACTGAGTTGTACCCACAACCTAGTGTTGAAATGCCAAAAGCATCAACACAAATTGGAAAAGTAGAAATTGATTATGTAAAAAGACTTCAGGCTTTATCTGACCAACAAGCAAAACTTACACAATCCCTTAACCTTGCGGGCAATATTTCTCCTGTTGATCTTGGGAAACCAATTCAAGGTGTTGTTTTAGCGCAAGAGGCTGCGGCTCGAAATGCTTTGTCTCCAGAGTATGAGAGTGTCAAAAAGCAAGCATCTCAATTGGGTGCTATTTTGCCAGCTAATGAAACTCAAGCCCTTTTAAACACGGCAAAAGACTTGTTTATGCAAGACCCTTGGGGTCGCCAATCTGACTTGTTAAAACTGGTTCAGAAACAATCTGGTGAGTTTTCTCGCATGAGAAAGCAAGGACAAGTAGACACAACTCTACCAGCAGTACCTGGTCAAGCTCCTCCAGTGGACTTATCTGTTGGCATGGACATTACTAGCCTTGATTCTTTAAAGCGCAGAGTGGCGGCTGATATTCGTTCTGTCAAAAATGATGCAACTAAGGATAAATTGATCCTTTTGCAACAGCGTGTAGACGAAGCTCTTGATCGAGTCCAAAACACTAGCGGTGATATCAATGTTAATTTCCGTGGTGAGAAGACAACATTCGGCAATGCGATGTCACAACTTGATTTGGATTACTACAACAAAGTAGGAATTCCATTTAAGGATGCCGATGCTATTCAGAAGATTGGCTCACAAGAGTATGCGGAACGAATTGCTCCTCAGTTAGCAAAAAGTCCTACTGCAATGACTCAATTCTTGAAGGTTGCTGGTGACGAAGGTATGCCATTGGCTGAAAAAGCGGTTATGTCTAAGTTATATAACTCTGCTTTGGACAAAGATGGTTATATTGACCCAACCAAACTGAATGCCTTGATTACAAAGACAAGCAACAATGGTGGTTATAGCGATATTCTTGCTCAATTGCCTGGTCTTAAATCACGCCTTGATGATGTTACTAATAGGGCAAACATTCTTTCCTCTGAACGGGTTGCGTTAGATGACGCAGCAAAAGCAGAAAGAATTAGGATTGGCGATTCATTCTTGGCAAACTATGAAACTGGTGGAGTTGATGCAATAACAAGTCGTATGCTTGGCTCTACTGGCAAAGGTTATCAGTCTAAGTTCTTTAATGATCTTAAAAAGTTGTCTCCTGATGATCAAACTAACACTACTTTAGCGGTTCAAAACGCTTTGGTTACAAAGATGTTAGACAGTCAAAATCCGTTTGCTTATTTGGAAAAGAATAAGGATGCATTTGTTCGTTTATTTGGTAAACAACACTACGACAATTTATCTTCGTTGGCTGATGTACAGCGTTTGGCAACAAAGATAGATGTCAATAGTCTTCCTTTAGATCAAGCGGCTATTAAAGAAATGGGTACTTTACAACGCCTTTTAGGTGGTGTTGATCCCAAACGAGTATCAGCAATCTTGGTTAACCAGATTGCTAGCGTGTTTAACAAAGGCTTCCGTATTGCGGCTGCGGTTGGTCAGAAAAACATAGATGACGCTACCAAAGAGGCTCACAGAAAGCTCTTTATGGACAAGGGTGGTTTGGATGGCGTTATTAAGGCATCTACCCGTTTGATAAACAAAAAAGGTCAAGAGGTAGAGTTGTCAGATTTTGTTAAACCTAGTGATTTGTCAAACTTGGCAAACTCATTGGGGATGTCTGTTTTGCGTACTGGTTATTTGGGCGGTTCTGTAGCATCTACTCCAAGTGAGGTGATGTCGCCAGAGCCTGAGTCTTCTTACGAATACACGCCAATGGCTCAGTAATGAAAGACGGGCTGTTTGCTATCTCAGTAGCAGTCCTGATTCTCTGTTTTGTAATTTTTTGTAGTTATATTATTGTTTGGGCATTTCCGTGATCGCCTTTCTCTTGGCGGCAACCATAGAGTACCGATGTATTAAATGGACTTGGACTGGTGATGTTTACAACCGAAGGGTTGTGTGCATTAAGTGGGAGAGAAAGAATGATTCCGTTAGACCCGTTGAGCGCCCTAAATAGCCTTCAAAGCGCTATTTCGATGGTGAAAAAGGCTAGTAAGGTAGCCAATGATTTAGGTTCTCTTGCCCCGATGATAGGCAAGATGTTTGATGCCAAAGGTGCTGCTACCAAGGCATTGATTGATGCTAAGAAGAACAAAGGCTCAAACATGGGTCAGGCTCTTCAGATTGAGATGGCTCTTGAACAGGCTAGGGCATTCGAGGAAGAGTTAAAGATGCTCTTCATGACCACAGGTAAGGTTGACGTTTGGAACAAGATTAAAGCCCGTCAAGACCAGATGGATGTGGACGATGCAAGGGAACTCAGGGCTTTAGAGAGAGCAGAGAAAAAGGCTAAACAGAAAGAAGATGAGATGAATGAGTTAGCCATGATTATTGGTGGTGTGGCTTTTGTTTTGTTTCTTGTCGGAATCGGTATCTACGAACTCATGGAGTTTTGCGATACCACTAAAAGGTGTGGTCGGTGAATGAGTATCAGAAGACTTTTGACCTATGCCTCAAGATATTCGTTTACGGGTGTGTGGCACTGTGGTTTCTTGGCTTCTTAAAGTTTTTGCCTGACGATTTGTCGGACAGGATTGTTAATCTTTTACTTGGAAGGGTTGGTCTAGGGAAATGATTGAAACAAATGAAAAACACGCTCTGATCGAAAAAGTGGCTTTTGCCATTTTGCCAATTCTTTTCACTTGCGTAGTGTATTTGATGAACTCACTGTCGCATCTATCCCATGAGGTTACTGTACTAAACAACAAGATCAGCCTAGTGGTCACTTCAGACAACAAGCAAGCTACCAACACTGGTGCAGAACTAGCCCGTGAAAAACTGCGTCAGGACTTGGAAAAAGAGATTCAAAAGAATCGTGACGACATCATGCACAATCGTCAGGACATTGCTGTAATTTACGAAAAAATGAAAAGCAAATGAGAATTACCACTTACCAACAGAATGCTCAAATGTTGTCAGAGGCTCACCGAGTGATCCACCAACAGAATATGAAGCGTTTGGCAGAACTAACCAGACAAGCTGAACAACAGCAGAGAGTTCAAGAGATTAAGACTCAATGGGCTAAGTCTGTGGACATCAAAGCATGAGATATCTATTGATTTTTGTAGCTTTTATGCTACATGGATGTGACGAAAAGTACCGCTATTTTTGTCAGAACCCAGATAACTTTCATGCTGAACCTTGTCAGAAACCCAGATGCCAATTTACTCAGACTTGTCCTGAATACTTAGTAGCACCAATATTGGAGAAAAAGATTGACGAAGTTAAACCTAACAACTGAAGAGATAGAAGTAAGAATTTGGGGGTTTGTTGTGGTTGCAGTCACACTTATCCTCATGTTTATTGTTGGTGCTTTGCTTTATTCTGTCACGTTCGTGACTCAGCCTATCAAAAGTATGGCTCCGATTGACCAAGCCTACACCAAGATGCTGAACGACATTGTTCTGCTGATCGTGGGCGGTATCGGTGGCGTTATTGGTAAACGGGCTATGTCTAGTGCTTCTAGGGCGTTTAATCCTCCAACGCAACCAATGTGTCAACCAATGGGCTATGGAGGCTCTCAGGGCGGTTTTAACTCGTCCTATGCACCTCCGCAATCTGCGTATGGTTTGCCTAGCCAACCTTTTGGTGCTATGCCTGTTTGGAAGAACCCTGAGTTGGATGAATCTTGGACACCTGGCCCTCCTCCAACTACGCCTCCTGACCACCTAGAAGATGACCAAGAGCGTGAAGAATTAGCACAAGCTAGAAAAGAGGCTGAATAATGTTCCCAATCCCTTTACCTTGGTTAATCGTGGGTGTTCTTATTTCCTTGTTTGGCAGTTACAGGGTAGGACACCATTATGGGTGGCTAGAACGTGATGGAGATATGAAAATAGCCATTGCTAAGAAGAATGAAGAATCTCGTAAAACAGAGCAACAACTGAACGAACAAATCAACCAAAACGCTACTAAATTACTGGAGGCTACCAATGCTATCAATCAAAAGACTTCTGCCCTTGCTGCTGCCAATCGTGCTGGCAAGTTGCGCCTCTGCCCCACCAGTTACGTACAAGCCCCCACAAGTGCCCCCGTTGCCGCCACAGATACAAAAGCAACCAGTGAACCTGACAGACCGCCTGACACAGCTTCTGATGCCGAAAGAGCAACCATCGAAGCCATCGCAGAAATAGTTGCCCAAGGGGATAAGAATACTGCCGCATTGAATGCATGTGTGGACGCATATGAGAATGTAAGGAATCTGCTAAATGATAAGTCTTGAGCAACTTAAACAAATGCACATTGACCCTGTTTGGGAAGCCCCGTTAAACACGACTTTCCAAAGGTTTGACATTGCAAATCCTCTTCGTCAGGCAGCGTTTATTGCTCAATGCGGTCACGAGTGTGGCAACTTTAAGATGCTTGAGGAGAACTTAAATTATCGTGCTGAAACTTTGATGAAGTTATGGCCCAAGCGTTTTCCAACACTAGAGTTTGCCAATCAATATGCAAAGAATCCAAAGAAGATCGCCAATATGGTTTACTCCAATCGCATGGGCAATCGTGATGAGGCTTCTGGTGATGGTTATCGTTTTAGGGGTCGTGGTTGCATTCAGTTAACTGGACATGCTAACTATTACCATGCTGGACAAGCCTTGGGAGAAGACTTTGTTATGCAACCAGAACTCGTTGCAACACCCATGTATGCCGCATTGAGTGCTGGTTTCTTTTGGAACACCCACAAGTTAAATATTCTTGCTGACAATCAAGACATCAAAATGATGACTAAGCGCATAAACGGAGGTTTTATTGGCTTGGCAGATAGAGAGAAGCATTATCAACAGGCACTTGCTGTTCTGAATACATAAGCTCTTTTTCCTTTTGTTTTCTTGCTATTACTGCAAGTTCTACATCATCAAAAGAGCCAATGTAATAACGCTTTGTCTTATAAATTATTTGGGCTATCCATTTGCCACTTCTTGTATCTCTAACAACTCCTGTGAATCCGCTAGTGTTATGACACCTTAAGCCAACATTATGGTGGTTTGTTGAGGCATCTACATCTCTTAGATTTTTAATACTATTGTCAGTCTTAATTCTATTTATGTGATCTATCTGATTTATTGGGAAGTGACCATAAACATATAGCCAAGCCAAACGATGTGCTAGAAAATTAGCACCATCTACAGTTATCTGTATGTATCCTTTGTTCTGTTTTGCTCCAGAAGTAGATTCCGCTAAATATCTGCCTACTTTTGTTTTTCTGGTAAACACTCCTATTTCGGGATCGTAGTGAAGTAGCTCTTTAAGTCTCTCTTGTGTCAACATAAAAATCCAAACAAAAAAGCCCACAAAGACAGTCTCGGCTAATGCCGTGGGGAGACACCGCTAGTACGATGCAGACTGCCTTAATGGGCTTACTAGAATATCTCTCCCCAGAGATAAGTTAATTATAAGCCATTCTTCTCTTTTAGTTTAGATTCAAAGAACTCAAAAGCGGCAACCTTGTCAAAGTCGCATAACTCAAGTGCTTTAATCCAATCCTCATCTGTTAGACCAATCCAATCAGGTTGAATCTCCTCTCCCAACATTTGCACTTGAAACATAGCTTCTTCACGCAAGTCTTTAGTCATGCTTGCCCCCTAGAAGGGCAATCTCTACCTTGATTGCAAGTGTTTAAACAGGGTGGACACCTTTTCATGTCCCTGACAAAGGAAGCAAAACTCTGTGCTGTGTCACCAAAGGCTTTCATCTTGTCAAACTCCTTGGCAACCTCCTCAAGCACTTCGTTTCGGTCTGGTCTATCAATGAAATCATGGTCATTGAGCCATGTCCTGATGATTCCCATTTATCTTACCCTCCTCAAAGGTACTTCTACCCTCTCTGGAGGTGGTGGTGGGGTCATACTCTCTGAGGGAGGAATCCAACCATGCTTTCTCCACAGAGTTTGAACGTCTGATCCTGATTCCCATTTAAAGTCTTTCATGGGGGTAGATGGATAACTAATCTTGGAATGTGGTGGTTTTTCTAGCATCAATGTCTCTCCGTTGTATAGCTGTGATAGATGTAGCCGAACTCTATTTTGCCGACCAGGGACTCAGGTATCCAACTTCTATGCCCATCCTTGTATTGCCTGAAGTGTCCCCGTCTTTTGTGTTGTCTAGGGCTATTGCGACCATTCCCAGTAGCCACAATGTCGTGTGTCGCTGGTTTGGCAGTAACGTCAATAACCTTCCACTCAAACAATGGCTGCTTGTTTCTGCGGATACGCTTACTGTTGGATGCTGATGGCAATGCTTTGTAAACACGGGTTCTCTCGTGTATGTCCATTGCTTTACGCATATATTCCGCATACTGATAGTTCATCGCTAAAGACCAATGCAAGAAGATTTCTCTATTTGGATTGTCTGTTTTTAGCTTGTAATCTTTCCCAAACATTTTAGCAATGTACTCTTCTGGAGAGCCTAAAATCTCATTCAGTTTTATAAACTCGTCCTTCCCATTACTCATAATCGAAACAATATCGCCAATTTCCGATCTAATAGTGCCAATCACAGCGTCTTTTGTTCGGTCAATGGTGGTTGCAACTATTACGTCATTTTCTTTATAAACAATTCCCATGCTTTCAAATGGCAACATTAAATCTGATGGGTCTGAATGAAACAAATCGTTTAAATTGTTCATTACCTTGTTATAGGTAGCATTATTCATAATGTCAAATTTACCAAGGTCGACCCATGTGTAGTCCATTGGGTCGCCTTCGGTGTAGACATGCTTAACGGCTTGCATTATGTTGGGCGTCATTTTGTAGCCCTCATAATCCTCTGATTTCTGCCAAACTTGCCACGTTTGACGCCAGAAACTTCAATAAATCCTTTGTCTAACAAAGCACGATACCTTGCCGTTATTGAGGAATATGGGTAGTTTGGGAACATACCAAGGATATCGTCTGAGATACACCCCTCTGGGAAGCCTTTAATAGCCTCATAGACCATTGTTTCTAGCTTGGTGCTATCAACCCCTTGAGCCGCCTGATGGCTCGTTACAGGGTCTTCTTTTCTAACCAGTTTAAACGCTGGTGTGCCAAAGAATCTATTGACTGTCTCATTCATGTTATCAAAAAATGTACTCATTATTCACTCCTATTGGGTGAGGGGAAAACTGCTCGTCTGCAAGCTAGGAAAATCCTTTGCACAGCTCTCCCCTCGGGTTTATATTAACTCAGAAAGGCAAAGATTCGTCATCAAAACTTGCCTTCTTAGGGGCTTGTTTAGGCTGATACTCTTCTTTGGGTGATACTGCTAGACCCATGAACTTACCGCTTTTACCCTCCTTGACCCATGCTGATAGCCAATAGTCTTTGCCATCAACAGTAATATTTCCCTTATAGTGGGGAGCACGTTCGTTGTCCTTTTTGTCATTAGAAAAAAGAACGCCACTATTGTCGCGCTGCATTGATTTGTTATTTTCCATTTAAAACTCCTTTGTAAGCAGAAAATCTGCCATGTATTAACTCTGTCGCTTCGATAGCAACAAGACCTGCTAACTCTAAATCTTCATACATACCAAAACGCAATTGTTTGTAGTTTTTGCAAACTTCAACTTGCCATTTTTTACAATGTTCAACCCATTTGACTCCTTTGTATCCAGATTTGTTTGTTGATCGAATCTTTTGATTGCGGCAATTTTCTTCTTTCGTTGCCGCCCTCAAGTTCTCTATCTTATTGTTAGTCTTATCGCCATCAATGTGGTCAACACATTCAGGCAAATATCCGTGGTGATACAAGAACACAAGGCGATGGGCTTTAAAGGCTTTCGCTTTTATCTTCACATGGATATAACCTTTCCCCTTATGAACACAACCAGCAATTTGACCAATCTCGTTTACACGCCCTGTTTTTCTAATCAGATTTCCATCTTGATAGTCAAATGCTGACAAAACATAATCATGGCTAATTGCTAGGTTTTCCATTACATTTCCTTCGCTTTCTTTAACGCTGCACGCACTTTACTGGGTAGGAGTGTCCACAATGCAATCTTTTGTTCTGCATCAAGGTTCTCTCCTTCCAACTTATCCCAAGCTGCCTTGGGGTCACCTTGCTCACACATGGCAATTAGTTCTATTGCCATCTCTTGCA